GGCACTGATCGCCGCGGCCACGCGGGTGCTGCCCTCGGCATCGAGCAGCATCTTCAGCTTCGGGGTGACAACCAGGTTGTCGCGCGCGGCGGCGACCAACTCGGGCGGCAGGCCGATCTGTTGCATGCGCTCACGCAGGTAGTGATACTGGATCTCGGCCTGCAGGTAGAAGATCCGCAAGGGACGCGGCGGGGTGAAGCCGAGAAACGGCACGCCGGCGGCCGTGTGCACGAGCCAGGCAATCAGCAGATCACTCTTGCCGACCTTGGGTGCACCACCCAGCACCAGGAGCCCGCCCGGCGTCAGCACGCGGGGGCCGATCAGGTCGGCGGGCATCGGGCTCGTGTCGTCGAGCAGCTGCCCCAGCGTGAAGGTAGGCAGGTCCTCGGGTGCCGGTGCTGCGCTGTCAAGCCGGACGAACGGGGGGCCATGGCGTTCGACATGGAGTGCCCAGAGGCGTTCGGATTCGCGCTTGAGCCGTTCCACCGGCCACTGGGGGCGCAGCATGGCGGCGTTGTAGCCGCAGATCGCCTCCCAGCCCTCGCTCTTCGACAGGCGGCCTTCGTGGACCAGCCGGATGAAATAGCCGATGGCGGCGGAAGCGCCCTCGAAGCGGGACCAGTCGTCGGCACCGCCCTCACGCACCGGGGTGACCAGCACATCGTCCACGGCAGGCTTGTCGGGCGTGGCGAAGTCCGGTGTCAGGTTCACGCCCAGTGCGGGCGGCATGTCGGCCACGGCCTCGATGAATTCGTCGAGATCGCGCTCGAAGGCGGCGTTCAGCTCGACGATGCGGACCAAGGTCTTGAGACCGTTCTTGTAATAGACCGAGCCCGCCACGCGGATCGGCTGATGCGCCGAGCGAAAATGCATGTCGCCCCCGACCTTGGCGGCGATGTCGCCGCGCAGGCGCGTCACGTGCCGGATATCGTCGCCTTCAGCGGGCTCGGTGAGTTTCCACCAGACATGGGCTTTCCGCTGCCCCTCGCGCGTGACCCCGCCGCTTTCCACCACCATCGTGGGTGGGCCGAGGTGGCGGGCGAGATGGGCGCGCTTGGCGGCGATGTCGCCGCTGTCGATGTCGACGACGACGGCCTGCATCTGGTGAACGTCGGCGGCCTTGGCCTGGCCGGTTTCCGCGACCGTGCCCGGAATCACATAGACCGCGGCGCCCTCGCGGGCGGCCCAGTTCGCAAAGGTCGCCATCTTCTCGGGGGCGGTCTCGTCGGCTGTGATCCAGATGTTGTGCGGCCGGCCGTCGATCCTCTGACCCTTGTCGATGAAGCTGCGCACCGGGATCAGCCCGTCCGAGTAGCCGAACACCACCTCCATGAAGGTTGCGATCTGTTCGGGGTCGGGCTCGTCGCCGAAGACGTCGATCTGCGGCGCCGCGTCGTTGAAGTCGCGCCAGGGGTTGAAATGAACGAGGTTGGCCTCGGGTTGGTCGGGGGCCGTATCATCGCGCATGTCGGTGTCCTCGGGCGTGTCCGGTGGGTCGATGGGCTCGTCACTCATGCGGGCAGTCCCCAGCAGCGTTCGGCCCAGGGGCAGAACCGGCATTCGAAGAAGTCGCGGGAGGTGGCGATGCGGGGAAGCAGATCGCCGGCGTCCGTTGCCCGCAGGATGCGCACGGCGCGATCCGACATGCGCTGTGCGAGCTCGGCATCGAAGGGCACAAGCTCGTGATGCAGCTCGGCCGTGTCCTTGTTGATCGCGGTGAAGAGCGCCGGATTGGCGGAGATGCCGGGCACAGTCGCTTCCATGTAGGCCTGGTAGAGCGCGATCTGGGCGGCATAGACGGGCTTCGAGGCCGCAACGCCGTCCTTGACGCAGGCGCGCCAGTTCTTCGCGTTCATGGTCTTGCACTCCCAGAGCGCGGGCGTGCGCAGACCCATGGCGGCGGGGGCGCCCATGATGATCCCGTCCACATGGCCGCGAATGCGCCCGCCCGCGACCGAAAACCCGAACTGGCCACCGTCACGCTTCCGGGTGACGAGATCGAGCCCGGCGGTCCGGAGCCACTTGATGGCGAGATCTTCAAGCACGTGCCCGATGGCGAAGATCCGGAGCGACCTGCCCGAGAACTCCTGACCCTCGTCCTTGGGTGCGTGAGCGAACTCGAACTGCAGCGCACGCTCGCACGGCTGCCCCAGCCGGGAGGCGCCGAGATAGTCACGCGGTGGGGTCGCCGCGCGTTCGGCTTCAAGTGCGGCATCCACTGCCGTGTTGATCCGCTCACCCATGGAGGGGCGCTTGTTGAAATCCAGCATCAGAACGGCACCTCCGCCTTCCTGGCGACACGGGACATCTCGGCGCCGTAGCCCTCCAGCACCTCCTCGATCAGGGCCGTGACCTCGGTCTCGGAGAGGTCACAGAGGCGCTTCTGCCAACCGATTTCGCCCATCAAGCGGCCCAGCCGCTTCATCACCAGTGCGATGGCGAGACGCTCTTCATCAGTCGTTCCGATCATGGTCAGTCCTTTCCTGTGACGGGCTGCGAACCACCGCTGGCAGGACATCGAGCAGAACCAGAGGTGTTTGCGCGGGCGCGGTTTGTTGGGGTCGAAGAAGCCGAAGCCCTGCACCGGGCGCAGGCAGACGGCACAAAGGTGGAGGCGCGGATGCCAGAGGCGATCACAGCCCGGGCGATGCGCAGGCGATGCGGGCGGGGGTGAGACTTGCGCGACATGGTTCACGCGGCCCTCCGTTCCGGCATGGCGACCGACCGGACAAGCTGCCGGATCGCGCGCCTGTTGAACTGGAAGGAGATCAGCGCCGAGGCGTGATAGCGGGTGATCCCGTAATCCTGCCGCGCGCTTGCAGGCAGGTATTGCAGTTGCTTCTCGGTGGGGGCCTGGCGCAGCCAGCTGCGGGTCTTGAAGGCGCTCTCGTCGGTCTCGTGCTCGTTCAGCCAGTCATCGGCCTGTGCAAGGCACACCGCGCGTTCGCCGATACCAAGAAGCCGGGGCTGGGCGCCGCGCCGGCCGCCGACCGCATACCAGAGCCCATCCAGCCAGAAGATCCCGGCCCAGGCATTGAACCCGGTCGCCATCAGCGCGGCCTCGTCTCCGAAGAGATCGACCCACTTGAAACTCGAACGCTTGAGGAGATCGATCTCGGTCATCACGAAGCCCTCCAGCGCGTCGCTTGCGGCCTCAATCTTCGGCTCGACCAGCAATGCGCCACAGAGCGGGCATTCCCGCGCGGCCAGCGGGATCTCGGCCTCGCATTCGGGGCAGGTCCTGGTGGGCGCGTCGGCGCTCGGCTCGCGGCCGTCGAGGTCCACGTCCTGTTCCAGCGTGCCGTGCATCAGGCTCGACGTCCCGAAATCCAGCACCACGCAATCGGTCTTGACCAGCCCCGGGTGTTCCGCGGGATCGACGGTCCGCAGGCCGCGCCCGACCATCTGGATCATGGTGGACTTGCAGGAACTCGGGCGCAGCAGGATCACGCAGGAGGTAGGCGGGTGGTCAAACCCTTCCGTCAGCACCGCGACGTTGACCAGCACGGCGATCTCGCCCGAGGCATAGGCCGCGAGGATGTTGCGGCGCTCGTCGGCCGACAGTTCGCCGTGGATCAGCCCCGCCGGGATGTCGGCCGCGTTGAACGCCTCGGTCACATGGGCGGCATGGGCGACGGTGGAGCAGAAGACGATGGTGGGTCGATCGCCTGCTTTTTCCTTCCAGTGGCGGATCACCTCGTCGGTGACCGGCGCGCGGTCCATGATGCCCGCGACCTCGGTCATGTCGAAATCCAGGGCAGTCCGGCGGACCTTCTGCAGCTGTTCCCGGACGCCCACGTCGATCACGAAGGTGCGCGGTGGCACAAGGTGGCCCGAGGCGATCAACTCGCCCAGCCGCACCTGGTCGGCGACGTTGTCGAAGACCTTGCGCAGCCCCTTCCGGTCGCCCCGGTTCGGGGTGGCAGTGACCCCGAAGATGCGGGCCTCTGGATTGGCGTCGTGTACCCGGTCAATGATGCGGCGATAGCTATCGGCCACCGCATGGTGCGCCTCGTCGATCACCAGCAGATCGAGCTTGGGCATGGCCGCGAGATTGGCGGCGCGCGTGAGGGTCGGCGCCATGGCGAAGGTAACCTGTCCGGACCAGTCCTTCGAGGCGGCATCAACCACCGAGGTGATCACGTCCGGGTTGACCCGGCCGAACTTCGCCCGGTTCTGAGACGTCAACTCGTCGCGATGGGCCAGCACGCAGGCCTTGGCGCCGCGCTCGACCATCTCGCCTGCGACGGCGGACAGCATGATGGTCTTGCCTGATCCGGTCGGAGCGATGCCCAGCGTATTGCCGTGGGTCGAGAGCGCAGCGAGGCTGCGCTCCACGAAGAGTTTCTGGCGGGGACGAAGGCGCATGGGATCACCCTCACTCGGCCCAGGACGGACGGCCCGGGGTTGCCGGAGCGGTGGGGGCCTGCGGGGCACTGGCCGGAGCCGTCGGACCCGTGGGCGCCATCGGCGCGGGTGCCGTCCCCATGAGGCGGGCATAGTCGCGGTGATCCGGCGTCACGGCCGCGCGGATCTCGTTCTTTTCCTCGCCCATGGCATCGGTGCCGACATCGATCCGAGCCACGAACTCCAGCCCGTCGAGATCGGCAAAGCCGCTGATCCGCCGCGCCGCCTGCGCCTGGGGCGACTGGTCCTTGTCGGAAATCCCCCGCGCCGAGTTCAGCATGCCCCGGATCAGGCTGCGGCCCATGTTGGCCCAGTCCGGCCCCTTCGGGCTGTAAAGCCCGATCAGCGTGAAGATCTTGCGCCGGGCATACTGGCCTTCGAGCACGGTGAACTCGCCGTTGAGATACACCGCACCGGTCGAGCCGCGGGTGGCATAGCCCCCGGTCCAACCCTGCGCGGGGTCGTCGAAGCCGCCGGGGCGTAGGCCCAAGCGCACCTTGGCCAGCGTGCCCTTGGGGATGAGGTTTGCGTTGGATTGCGCGTCGTTGAAGTCGTTCCACAGGCCAGACATGGCATTGGTCCTTTCAGTTGGAGGGATCGGTTTGAGGTGTGTCGGCGGGCGCCGGGATGGTCGGCGGATCGATCACCAGCGGACGCGCATCGAGCGGCAGCGGCTGGTGGATCTTGTCGATCAGGCGCCCTAGGTCGGGAGGCTCGAGCATCTCCAGCCGACCGGAGCGGTCCTTGGCCGGATAACCCCATGGGTTCTGCGTCTGGCAGACGAAGACGCGCCGCGGCACGCCCTGATCGTCGGGCAGCGCGGTCAGCGTCAGCACCTCGTCGACGATGCCGGGCAGCTCGAGGCCCGTCTTCGAGCCGTCGATCTGCGGCACGAAGACCTTGCGATTGAAGTCGTCGAGCTTCTCGTCGAGGATGCCGACGAAGATCACGTTCTTCGCCCGGGTGTGCTGGAGATGGGTGAGCCAGCCGATCATCTCGCGCCCGTGCAGCCCGTAGGCGCCGCGCAGGTCGGGCTTGCCGGTCTTCTCCGAATGCGCCTCGGGTTGCCCCTTGCACCACTGGAAACACAGCCGGCCAGCCACGGTGATCGAGTCGACGAAGATCGTGTCGTACTTGTCGAGCGCGGCGGGATCGCCGAACTTCTCACAGACTGCATCGAAATGCGCCCGGCTGTAGGGCTGGTCGTCGCGCAACGCCGGGTTCGGCCCGCCGATGAACACCGCGAAATCCCGGCATTCGGTCCAGGTGCGCGGGCGGATCGTATCGATCGCCAGCCCCTCGACGGCGAGATCGCCTGCTTCGAGGTCGAAAAACAGCGTCGCGCTTGCCTTGAGCGTGCGCAACAGCGTGGTCTTGCCGATCCCACTCGCCCCGAAGATCGCGGCCTTCACGCCGCGCATCTCGGCCAACCGCTGATCGGCGGTGATGATGGGAAGAGTCATTGATCCGCCCCTTCCGGCAGGATCTCGACCTTCAGCGCCCCCGGTCGCACTTTGCGGGCAGGCTCGAAACCGGCGCGGATCGCCTCGGGCCAGGCGGCGTATTTGCGCTCGGGCACCTTGTACGCGACGTCGATATACTGGCTGGGGTCGTCGCCCGCGGCGCGGATGCGCTCGACCATCGCGGCGAGCCGCTCCTGGTCCCAATCGACGCGTTTAGGCAGGTCGGTGACCACGGTGAAATCGCCATCGGCGAGGCGGACGGTGCCGGTGTCCTTGCCGCAGGCGCGGCGGGCCTCGGCGGCGCGGGCGCCGTAGCGAACGTCCAGCGCGGCGTTGAACCGGGCGGTGACGGCACGCATCTGGCGGGCGGCCTCGGCGATCTCGCGCTGCATGGCGGCGAGCAGATCCACCGGTAGCTGGGTAATCTCGCCGGTGGGCAGGTTCAGCAACGCGTCGATGCTCGGGGTGTTCTCGGGATATGGCATGGGGATCTCCGGTTTGGGGGGATTGGTGTCAGGCGGCCTCGAGCAGCCGCATGGAAAGGGATGCGCCGGGTGGGCCCGGCCTGGGGCGGGCGATGGCGATGTAGGCGAATTCGTCGGGGCCGAGCCGGGTCTGCACGAGATGCACGAGCCCCTGGTCCGCCGCGCGCAGGGCCGCCGCCGCCACCTGTTGCAGGTTGCGCCGCTGCTTGGGCGAGAGCCGCGAGACGACCGAGGTCGCGTCTACAGCGAGGAAGCCGCGGTGATAGATCAGCGTCTCGCCGGGCGCGGCCTGCGAGATCCAGGCGCAGAGCCCCACCTCGTCGAGGCCCGGGCCGTTCAGGCCATGGATCGGCACAACCTCGGCTTCGGTGATGGGCAACAGGCGTCCCGTCACGCTGCTCCCAGCGCGGTATCGGTGGTCTGTTGCAACTGGCCCTGCTCGAAGGCGATGATGTCCTCGAGCCGGTAGACCACCCGGCCGCCGATTTTCATGTAGGCCGGGCCTTCACCGGCCCACCGCCAGCGTTCCAGCGTGCGGTGGGAAATGGTCCAGCGCCGGGCGAGTTCCTTCTGGTTGAGGCAATGTGGTTTGCGCATGCGTCGCTTCCCCTTGTTGATGACTTCGGGGAAGTGATGCCAAATCCCGCAAGGGGATGTCGTCAGGATCAGCGGGGGATACGGAGGGGGATCATCTGCGCCTTGCGGGGCTGAGGTTTGCGGTCAGGTGGGGGATGGCCGATCCCCCACCATCCCCCAGCCCATCCCCCTTTGGGGCGATCCGCGAGTCGGATCACGGGTGCAAACGACGACTCAGTCCACGTTCAGGCGATAGCCGCCCTTGCGGTCGGAGCGGATCAGCTGGCGCCAGTTCTTCTTCGACTTGAACACGTCCGCCATGCGCAGGCTTTTCGAGCCGGCCATGCTCAGGATCGCCTTGCCGTTCTGCCAGGGCTGACCGGCTTGCGCGGCCGCGTGCAGCGCGCGCACCACCTCTGCCTGGATCGGCCCCAGCTTGAAGCGGTAGCCATTGCAACGCACCTCCTGGTAGTCGGCCGAGGCGATGAAGGTGTTTTCTTCGCCAGCCTCCGAAAGGCCGGAGAATCCCGATTGGATTTCAAAGCGGTCGCGTTCTTCGCGCCGCAAAAGGAGGTCTCCGATCAACACGAGAACCGGCACCGCGCCATCCTGCAGGGCCGCGTAGCCGGCCCGATCCGTGCGGAACGCGCTCACGTGGATCTCGCCACAGCGGAACAGCTGAAACACGTCCCGCGCGTGCAGATCCAGAAGGCCGTTGTAGCTGGTCTGCTCCCAAGGCACCGGGAAATGCTCCCCCTCCGGCGTCTCTTCGAAATCGCCGAACTCGATGGGCACGCCAAACACCCGCACCGACAGCCGAAGCTTGTCATTCTCGGCAAGGTAGACGAGGTCGTCCTCGGTGATCGACCAGCGATCCAGAATCTCGGGCAGCGTGAAATACAGCTTCTCGATATGCACGCGCGCCCTCCGAATCCCGCTCCGTTTGTTTACCCTTTGTTCTTATTTGCTTGACGCCTTACGATCAATCCTGTTTTATCCTATTTGATCCACAACTGGCTGGGGATAACATGACCGTGCACCACACATTGGCCGACCGTCTGAGGGCCCGCGCGCGCCAGCTCGGGCTCAGCCCCGCGCACGTCGCCGAGATGGCCGGGGTCAATCGGTCCTTCGTCTACGACATCCTGCGGGGCCGATCGACCCGCCCCGGTATCGACCGGCTGGCCGAGGTCGCGCGCGTGCTGAAGGTGGACCGAGACTGGCTGATCCACGGCATCGGCGAGGTCGAGGGCACACCCCCCTTCATCGACAACCCGGACGAGGCCTTCGTCTCCATCGCCCACGCCAGCCCGCGCCCCTCCATGGGCGGCGGCGCGGTGGTGCAGGAGCACGACGACAGCGCCGGCCGCGCCTATCACTTCCGCCGCTCCTGGATAAAGGGTAGCCTCGGCGCCAGCCCCTCGCAACTGCGCATCATGCATGTGGAGGGCGACAGCATGGCGCCGACGCTTCTGAGCGGTGACACGGTGCTCGTCGACATGGCCCGCCGCACGCCCAACCCGCCGGGCATCTTCGTGCTGGACGACGGCATGGGGCTGGTCGCCAAGCGGCTCGAGCACATCCCCAACAGCGACCCGCCCGCCGTGCGGGTTATCTCCGACAATCCCGTCTACAGCCCCTACGAGCGAACGGCCGACGAAATCCACATCGTCGGCCGCATCCGTTGGTTCGCAAGGGAGATTTGAGTGAATAGGCCCAACTAGATGGAGGGGAACTTAGCCTCTACGAAAAATTTCCTCGTAGACGACGACAGGTTTGACGTGATCAATCTCCTGCATCAGTACTTCGAGCTCGTCCTTGACCCTCTGGCTTCTTACGGTCACGTCGGTGATGAGATCCGGAGCAATAGGATCGAACACCTGGACCTCGGCCGCATTGTCCGTAGGTTCACAATCCGCTCTCTCAAACACATCTCGATATGATCTATTGTCCATTGAGCTAATGGCTCGATCGTCGAACATCTTCGAGAAAGCCCACGGCCCTTCCATGAAACCGATTTTTCCTCGAATTTCGGATGTTGCCGCGTTCTTCCAGCAGAAACGGCAGGAATGGGTCCAGAGCAGGCTAGCGTTGATCTCGAAGATCAGCCACTCACCACCGTATTCGCGCTTTTTCGCTGCGAACATGCTTTCATTTATCGAGTGTATCGATACGGAAACGGCATCCAGCTGGTCATCCAGACGCATGGTATCGGTGGCTAGAAATTCAACACCGTTGGCTAACAAAACGTTTCGCGAGACAAATCCGTTACTCAGGATACTTCGAGCATTTCCTGCAGGCGTGAAATGGTACAGTCGTGAAATTCCCCTTGTGACCGCTTCATTCCTGATATCGTATTGGTAACGTTGCAAATTCTGTTTCCCACATGGCAAGTAGATTAACGGGTGTGCGTCTCAGAACAAACTTCCCTGAATCCCCTGACCATCTTCTTTGACGCTTGCAGCCGCCTCTACACGAAGAAAGGCTTCTTTCGACGACAGTGCCGCTTGGAGTTCACCACGACGAACCAAGGCGACATACAGCGCTACGGCGCCAGCTTGGCAGTTGATCGATTTTTCCGGATTAAAGGCAATATCGGTGAAAATATCATAGCGCGTCACGGCATCCGCTAGCTCTGGTTGCCGATGTAAAGCATTGATATAAATCCAGTCGTAGAATGCAGTGAGCGGCTCATTGGGCCAATTCTCCCCCAAAAAGTGGAACCCAGTCAAACGCCCCGCATTTTGAAGTCGCGGATCACGTTTCGCGTCGGCAGGTCTTACCTCGAGCAAATCCGTGAATGGTCCGCCCCGCTCGAAAACCTTTGATGCTTGAAATGCGCATTCGACTGAAATTTCTCGGCTCAGTTCCCGAGACTCAAGCGTCAAATTGAAGGCACTCAGCTGCTCGCCCAAAGGTTCGTCCGACATGCGCGAAACCTCGAGAATTCGCGATTCCGGATGAAGCGTGTGTGCTGCCTCCTGCAACGAGCGCATTGACATTTGTCTGCGCGATTTCGCCATGCCAGCGTACCAAGTGAAGTCAACGGACTTAACCCGGACGAGAGTGGGGCCAGCCGACTCTGCGATGAAGATGGGACGCGTTGCCATGTCGGCTACCTTCCTATTTTTGGCGGACTTGCGCGCGGGAAGCGAACAACCCCTTACCTTGTCCAGCATAAATGGTTTCAATCCCTCCCAGAACTGATGACCACTTTTCTTTGTCAGCTTTCGTTTCGAAGGCAACGGTCTCAATCAGGTCAGGTTCAATCTGCTCGTAGACCATAACCTCCGCCTGTGGGTCGGTCGGATCGTAGGCACGTAGCCAATGGTCCCGGAGTGAATCTTTTGCCTCAAACATTTCCCGAAAAGCCTTGGGCGTGGATGCCAACTCACGGGGCAAATTACGCATCCGGGAGTCAGCTGCATTACACCTGTAGAAGGCGCACTCTTTCTCCCAAAGAATTTTAGGTGAAAGGATCAGAACAGCCCAATCCGTATCGGTAGCCAGCTGGCGATACTTGTAGAACATCCGATAATTTGGGAACGTAACCGACAAAGAAATTCCATCAGGCTGCGCATCTAGCCTCATGCTATCGTTGCGAAATGCTTCGATCTTATGTTCTTTGCAATCTTTGATCGAAAGAAAGCCATGGCGCAAGATTGATGATAGGTTATCGCAACGCGTGAAATGCACGAGGTGCGGGATGCCGAGGCCCTCGGCCAGAGAGCGGATTTCGCTGGACCCCGGTCTTGTCTTAACCGCGAGTGGCTGCTCGATGTCGTTCAACATTCCCCTGGAATCGAGAGGTGGATGCTCGGTTTCTGCGAATACTACCTTGCCTAATTGCCTTTTATCTCGAGGTGATTTTGAGAAAGACCCGTCAACCTTCCGCGCTCGTGAACTCACAATTGTTTTCGGTGCAGCGGGCCGAGTAATTGCCTTTGGCGACTCCCTATTTTCTGCCTTGCCCCCTGATCCTAGTGATTTTCGTGTAGCAGGCGGCGATTTTATTGGATCTCGCAATTCTTCAATCAGCGCGAATCCGATCAAACCAGCTAAAAGGAAGGCAGGCCAAAAAGCGAACCCGACTAAGATGCACAAAATACAGGCGCCCACACGCAGAGGGACATTCTCAACCATTACAGGGGCTTCCAGACTTCTTTCGATCTGCTCAATTCGTCTCCTGTTTATCGAGCTGGGTCAAGGAGATGCAAGGGTTTACGAGACAGTGTATCCGTAATGTTCTTTGGCAAGAGGACACCGCTATCGCCATCAATGCAGACGCGATTGCTTACGCGCCACTTCTTGGAAACACGACAGCCCTTTGATTTCCCTTGAAATCCGTCCCCTCGCGCGGCGAACACGGAGCAAACCGCCTCAAGAGGTTCGCTCCCCATGCCCGACGACATCACCTTTGCGCCGCCCGCCGACACGCTCACCACCGATGAGAGTCTGACGGAACTGGCGGCCATCCTTGCCGGCGCCATCGCGCGCACCAACCCATCGAAAACGCACGATAATTCTCCGCTCGACGGAGACAGTTCGCTGGACATTCTCGCCCTCAAACGCCGTCGTCGGAGACAGGTTCGAAACCGAGTTGGAGGCGAAGAATGAGGAAAAACACAAGGAAATCAGGCACGAAGGCCGCACCCACGCGCCGGGCAGCGGGGATCGACGTCCTGGCCCAACTGGCGGCGCTGAAGGCGATGACGGTGCCCGAGTTGCAGGAGAAGTGGCTGGCCATCTTCGGGGAGCGCGCTCCAAACGCCAGCCGCGGCAATCTCGAGCTTCGGCTCGGCTACCGCATCCAGGAACTGGCCCATGGCGGGCTACGCCGCGAAACGCGCCGCACGCTCGACGTGCTGGCCGATGAGGTGGTCGCCGGCAAGCTGGGCGGCATGGTCTCGGACCCGCGCAAGCCCGCGCCCGGCACGAAGCTGGTGCGCGAATGGGCGGGCGAGGAGAATGTCGTCACCGTGCTGGCGGATGGGTTCGAATGGCAGGGGCGACGCTTCAAGTCGCTCTCGGCCGCCGTACGCGCGATCACCGGCGTCAACTGGAACGGCTGGCGCTTCTTTGGCCTCGACCGGACGGGAGGGGTGAAATGACCGCGCGACAAACGCCTGCGCGCCGCCTGCGCTGCGCCATCTACACCCGCAAGTCGAGCGAGGAAGGGCTCGACATGGAGTTCAACAGCCTCGATGCACAGCGGGAGGCCTGCGAGGCCTATATCGCCAGCCAGCGCGCCGAGGGTTGGGCCTGCCTGCGGGAACGCTACGACGACGGCGGGTTCTCCGGCGGCACGCTGGACCGCCCGGCGCTGAAGCAGCTGATCGCCGATATCGAGGACGGGCTGGTGGACGTGGTGGTGGTCTACAAGATCGACCGCCTCAGCCGCGCGCTGATGGATTTCTCCAAGCTTGTGGAAATCTTCGACCGCCACGGTGTCACCTTCGTTTCCGTCACCCAGTCCTTCAACACCACCACCTCGATGGGGCGGCTGACGCTGAACATCCTGCTCAGTTTTGCGCAGTTCGAGCGCGAGGTCATCGGTGAACGCATCCGCGACAAGGTCGCCGCCTCGAAGAAGAAGGGCATGTGGATGGGCGGATTCGTCCCACTGGGCTACGACGCCATCGACCGCAAGCTGGTGATCAACCCGGCCGAGGCCGAGAACGTCCGCACCATCTTCGAGCTGTTCGCGCGGTCCGAGAC